TAAACAAACGTAACGTGGATGCACCACCTACTTTAGAGAAACACAAGAATGCAGCATGGAAAGAGACATACTATGACTTATCGCGTTAACTTCTACGACATGGCAGGTAAGCTTGTCTGTTGGTACAGTACACCTTGTAAACGCAGCGCTGAATCTATGATGAACACTAAGTTCTCACGCTGTGTATTGGAGATGATAGAACATGCATAAAGATAATCGTGTAGTCCCAGCGCAAAAGCATTATGATTGGCTGATGAAGCTTGCTGATGATGCGTATTGGCAAGGCGATCAAGCTAAGGGTAAGCAGCTAGAACGTGAGGCTGCACCCGTCAAGGAAGCAATAGACAGAGGTGAGGTATGGTATCCAATGTTCTGATGTTTGCACTACCCATAGCGGTAGGCTTCGCTTACTTCTTCGGGTTTATCTACTTATGCTACAGGCACATGAAGGACAACTGATGCGTAATTACATCAAGAGAGTAGCGGTTGCACTCAGTGTATTGACAAACGTTATCCTGGGTGGCAATCTAAATCAGACATTCTCAGCGAGGAACTGGGAGTGGAAAAGGAACGGTAAGCCTAATATCGTATGGCTTATAGATGGAGTATTCGGTACAGATCATTGCAACTACTGCTGGTCTTACTGGAAAACAAGGAGACAATGGTAATGAATATCCCCAAGGGCAATGCCAAGCTTGCAGAAATCGTAGAGTTTTTCCTTTCGTCCTCTGCGTTCCGTAGGTTAAAGCTAGGTACACAGCGCGACTATGAGATCCACCTTATGGCGGTTATCAATACGAGCGTTGAAGGCAAAGACCTTGGGGCTTATCGCTGTGACAAACTCAAGGTGCGTCATGTAACGCAAGCATATGAACACTGGCTGGACACAGGTGTTCGTACTGCTAACTATCGTAAGTCCGTGCTCTCAGCAGCATGGAAACACGCTATGCGTCATGACGTTATGATTCACAACCCAGTAGCACTCATACAGACAGTGGCTCAAGCTCCTCGCCGCACTGTGTGGGATCGTGAACAGGTGCATCAATTCCTTGAGGCAGGTTACAGCGACTTCCGTTGGCGCAGCATTAGCTTGATAGTCCACATGGCATACGATTGGGGGCAGCGTGTAGGTGATATGCGGGTTCTCACCTGGGATCACGTTGACCTAGATCTGTGTCGTCTTGACTTGACACAATCCAAGCGTAACGCTGAGATACATCTCCCTATATCTCAAGGGTTGTGTGCTATGCTGCGTCAGCAGAAGGAAGACTTTGGGTTTCAACAATACGTAGCGCCAAGAGTTAGGCCACGTGCTGGAGCTTATACGCCTTATGATAAACAAGAAGTATCTATACTTATCAATGAGATACTAGACGAAGCTAATCTACCACGTGAACTAAATGCTATGGACTTACGGCGTACTGCTGTGACAGAGATGATGGAGGGTGGCGTAGACTTGGCTAACATAATGCAGGTTACTGGACACAAGAACATTGCGTCAGTTAAACCTTACATGGTAAACACATTAAGCGGTGCGACTAAAGCACTAGCAGCGAGAGGTAATGATGAAGATGAATGAAGGAAAATGGGAATACGTAGGCCGTAAAAGTAATGGCGAACCTAAGTTTAGAAAGTTTACCCATCAGAGTGTAGAACACGTAAAGGAATACTTAGATGAAAAAGGTATCGCCTATATGTACGTTGACCATCCTAAAATGTTTTTCATCTACAAAGAAAAAGAACCTAAAGATAGGTATGCTCCACGATATTCCTATTATTACACCACGGGTATGTGGGGTAGTGATAAAAGACGTAAGCATTATCACTCTAAAGGCATAGAACATTTTATAGATACGTACTACACGACATTAGAGGAAAGTAAGAAATATTGGGAGACTAAAAACAATGAAGAAGAGTAACTGGAAACTACACAGGGAATACGCTGAGTCTGTATCAGCCCTTGGCCCCTACCGTGGCGACTGCCCGTTCTGTAAAGGTAAGAATACTTTCACTGCCTCTTGCGAATTAGGAGTCCTGCAGTATAACTGTTACAAGCTAGGCTGTGACGTTGGTGGTAGGTTTGACACAGACATGACTGCCGCTGAGATACGGCGACACATGCGCCCAGCGCAAGAGGAACAACCAAAAGAGATAGAGACTATGGAGCTACCTGCCCAGTTAGTTATACCTACACCACAACATATCAAGCACAACCGATTCTTACGGCGCTGGGGTATCGTTGGTGGTACATACTATGACGTACAACAAGAGCGTGTTGTCTTTCCTATATACCACAAGGGTAGGATGATTGATGCAGTAGGACGTGCAGTAGGTACACGCAAGCAACCTAAGTGGTATCGCTACACAGGTGCAGCACACTACTACACTATAGGTGATGGCGACACCATGCTAATTGTAGAGGATGTTATCTCTGCTATCGTAGCATACCAAGAGCTATCCAATGTAACCTGTATGGCTATCTTAGGTACCACTATGAATCACAGACACTTTGAAAAGATAGGTGAGTATAACCAATCGGTCATAGCCCTTGATCCTGATGCAGTAGGTAAGACTATTGAGTATCGTAGAGAGATAGAACTATGGACAGGTAAGCAAGCTAAAGCCCTGAGCTTATCTGATGATATTAAATACCGTATGCCAGAGGATATGGAAAACTTACAGGAGCTTTGCGGCAGATGATTAAGGTAACATATATTGATCACATGGGTAGCGACTTAACAGTTGTTAACTCAGCACGTGTATCATTCGGTAAGAAGAGCCAACTTGTAGAAGGTGGGATAAAACAGGACGAGCAAGGTGATTACCTTGAGATGGTTCTGTCTGATCGTGACACCAAGCTGATCCGTTACCTAGCCAAACACAAACACATTAGCCCATTCGGTCATGCCTTTGCATCGTTCCACGTTAAAGCACCAGTCTTTGTGGCACGTCAGCTAGTGAAGCATAAGTTCCTACGTTGGAATGAGATTAGCCGTAGGTATGTGGATGAAGAGCCAGAGTTCTATCAGCCTGATGTATGGCGTGGGCGTAGTTCTGACAAGAAGCAAGGCAGTGAAGGTGTTGTCAATAGCAGTGACTTAACCCACCACTTAGAACTATTAGATGATGCATACAGTGAAATAGTAAGTATATACACATCTATAACTGACCCGAAGTACGGAATCAAAGTAGCACCTGAGCAAGCACGTATGATCTTACCACAGTCTATGATGACTGAGTGGTACTGGTCAGGTAGCTTGGATGCGTTTGCTGACATGTGCAACCTACGCCTGAAAGATGACACACAGCATGAGACTACACTAGTCGCTGAACAGATAGATCAGCACATGTTAGAACTGTTTCCTATATCTTGGGAAGCTTTAGTATATGAGGATGAATAATGAGTAAGCTACCAGAAGGACGCAAGCCACTACCAAACGAGTGGTTCATAGACAGAGCAAACATGATGGAGAATGGAAACATGAAGCAGTATGCAGTAATGATAGACGTAGATGGTGACTGGATGTATGTACCAGCTAACGCAAACATGTTCTACAATCACCCAGCGCCTAAGTTATTCCATAACAAAAGAGATGCAGAAGAGGAAGCTGCACGTTGGAACACAGGTGTAGTGGTAGACTACAAGACTAAGGCTATACTACCATTCACAGAAGAAGAACGTAAACGTGCGATGGAACGAGCTAAGGCAAACAGTAATGATTAACTTTTTCTACGGTGTTGCATTTATGTATTTACTTGCTATACCTCTACTAGCCTACGTTGTGGATTCTGTGGACGAGGAAGACCACACCGCAAATTGGCGTTTTGCTTTTATGTGGCCTGTGGTTGCATTAGAAGTAATTGTACGAATTTTAATAGGAGACAAGTCAGATGGAACTGGCACTGATTAAGACACTACTGAACCGTGAGTTCTACAACAGACACAAGGGCATCAAGTGTCCTGACAAAATATTCAGCAAAGATGTGCGTAAGATAAAGCAAGCCTTAGATGGTGCGATGGAAGCTTATGATGGCGACATGACAGTTGCTGATCTTGAAGCTGTGTTCAATCGCATGAACGCAAGCATGACTACCGCTACCCGTGGTGCTTATGAAGATCTCTTTAAGCGTATCAGTATAACTGAACCCATCAAAGAAGAGATAGCACAGGACACACTATCACAGCTATTCCAACAGCATGTCGGTGATCGTGTAGCTAACTTAGGCTTTGACTTTGTTAACGGTACAGAGAATAGCCTTGAACCTTTGCGACAACTACTAGAGGATTACAAAGATGACTTTACTCCTAACCTTCGTGTTGACTGGGATGACAATAGCCTTGACACAATACTTGATGCCACGCTTTTGGAATCCAAGTGGAAGTTCAACATATCCTCCTTGGCTCGTAGGGTGGAAGGTGTTAGTGGTGGTCACCTTGTCTTGGTTGGTGCTCGTCCCAACACTGGTAAAACTTCTTTCCATGCCTCTCTACTAGCAGGTGCTGAAGGGTTTGCACATCAGGGTGCCAAGTGTATTGTGCTGTGTAATGAGGAAGCGTACACACGTGTGGCTGCACGTTACATCAGTGCGTCTGCTAACATGACTATGCAAGAGGTGCGTGAGAACAAAGCCCTAGCTAACATGCGCTATGAACCTATTCGTGGTAACGTCTTATTCAAAGATAGCACAGGTAAGGGCATGGCATGGGTTGAGGCTGTAGTAAAACAAGAGAAGCCCGACATCGTAGTACTTGACATGGGTGACAAGTTCGCTGATATTAGTAGTGAGCGTAGCGACATCACGCTCAAGACTGCAGCTATCCATGCACGTAACATAGCTAAGCAATATGATTGTTGTGTGATATGGATGTCACAGTTATCAGCAGAGGCTGAAGGTAAGGCTGACCTAAACCAAGCTATGATGGAAGGATCAAAGACAGGCAAGGCTGCAGAGGCTGATCTAATGATCCTGATTGGTAAGACACAACAAGCAGAGGGTGAGGATGAAGACCCAGTACGGTACCTCAACCTAGCTAAGAATAAACTGAATGGATACCAAGGAAAGATCACCTGTATGTTAGACGGGTCACGCTCTATCTATTCAGCATGAGGTGAGACATGAGAAACGTATTAGATGTTGAGAATAGCATCACCAAACGAAACGGCAAGGATCACTTAGATCCATTTGAGATAGGCAATCAGCTAGTACAGGTAGGTACACTAGACGTAGACAACTGGAAGAATGAAAACATAATCACGTTAGATCACGATGAGTACCAGGACAGGCAAGGACGTGGAAGGTTTGTGCTACAAAGTATCTTGGACATGACGACTCTACTGATTATGCACAATGCACAGCACGATCTTATGTGGTTGTGGGAGAGTGGATTCAAGTATGATGGCCCTATATATGACACGATGTTAGCAGAGTATGTGCTTGATCGTGGGCAGCGTTCACCCCTTAGCTTGGCTGCATGTGCTGAGCGTAGGCAACTAGAGGTACAGAAAGATGATACACTCAAACGGTATTTCAAGGAGGGTTTTAATACTAACGAGATTCCTCTCAACGATCTTAGCTTTTATCTTAGGCATGACCTTCTCACAACTAGCGGGTTGTTCCACGCAATCGAAGAAGACTACGCCAAGCCAGAGTCCTCTAGTCTTAGAACAATTAGAGACACAACCTTTGAAACCTGTAAAACCCTCACCAGAATGTACATGTCAGGAATCAAAGTTGATCTTCAAGAGTTGGGGCGAGTAAGAGATGACTTTGAAAAAGAGAAAGCAGAGATCGAAGATCGTCTACAGCGCAAGGTCAGGGAACTTATGGGCGCGACACCTATCAATCTTAATTCGCCTGAGCAGATGTCACAAGTCATCTTCTCTAAACGCATTAAGAATAAGAGGGAGTGGGCGCAGCTATTTGACTATACATCAACTGTTCAAGAATACAAAGAAGCAGTCAAAGCGAATAGTGAAACGATCTACCGCACTAAAGCGTACACCTGTCCTACATGTGAAGGGCAAGGGAAAACGTATAAAGTAAGGAAGAATGGCGAAAGGTATGCAAGACCTAACAAATGTAAGGATTGTGATGCACGTGGTTTCAAACTAGAAGAGACTGCACAAGTCGCAGGACTTAAGTTCACAGCCCCCAGTAAAGAGTGGGTCAGTGCTAACGGCTTCAGTACAGGAAAGGGGAACTTAGATGTTCTTATTGCGACTGCTAGAAACAATGGAATGCATGATGCTGAATCTTTTCTTAGCGATCTTAAACGCCTCTCTGCTATTAGTTCTTATCTTAGTTCTTTTGTAGAGGGTATAGCTAACTATACTAAACACGATGGATTCCTACACGTAGGGTTAACCCAGCACATCACTGCCACTGGACGCTTTAGTGGACGTAACCCTAACATGCAAAACATGCCACGCGGTGGTACATTCCCTGTTAAGAAAGTGTTTGTATCGCGCTGGGACGGTGGCTCAATCATGGAGGCAGACTTTGCCCAACTCGAATTCCGCACGGCGGCGTTCCTCGCGCAAGACGAAACAGCAATCAGAGAAATCGAAACAGGTTTTGACGTACACTCCTACACAGCGCAAGTCATTACTGAAGCAGGGCAACAAACGTCCCGCCAGGAAGCAAAGGCGCACACCTTCGCTCCCCTCTTTGGAGCCACTGGATATGGACGTTCAAAAGCTGAAGCCGCCTATTACCATCACTTCGTCGAAAAGTACAGAGGAGTAGCGGCGTGGCATAGGAACCTAGGAGAAGAGGCGATACGTTTCCAGAAGATCACTAACATATCTGGCAGACAGTATGCTTTCCCTGATGTAAGACGTAGGGATAATGGATCTCCTAGTCACTTCACCATGATCAAGAACTACCCAGTGCAAGGCTTTGCTACAGGGGATGTCGTACCTGTTGTACTCAATAGACTTCACGAATTGTTACAACCGTTACATTCTTGTGTAGTCAATTCAGTTCACGATAGTATGGTGGTAGATGTACATCCAGATGAAACGAATAAAGTTCTACACATAATAGAACTACTTAACCAAGGTATCAACGATCTCGTAGAAGAGAAGTATGGAGTCAAGATGAATGTACCCCTATTATTAGAAGCTAAAATAGGACCGAATTGGCTTGACACAGTTGATGTATGAGCTATAACTAAGGCTCTTTGACTTTAAAGAAAGGTACTAAAATGAGTACAGAATTAGCAGTAGCCCAAGAGCGTGGGCAATCAATGGCAGAACTAATGGGTGTATCAATGTCTGGTGGTGGTGAAGCTACCCCAAG